CCCTCATCCTCATTCACCACGACACCGGGGATGTTCAACAGCGTGCCATAGGCCAGCGGGATCGCCGATCCCACGTTGCCGTCGTTGAGGTTGGGATAGGTGGTCTGGTCGAAAGTGTTCTGCCCCACCTGCGCGCGCAGCTTGAGCCGTCTATCGCGCAGGTCGATGCTCGCCTCGTCAAAGCCTATCGACACCTCGCGAATGTGGCCCGAGTACACCTGGCGATAGTCGGCGATGCCGAGGTCGTCAAACCCCACCTTGATGCGCGCCGAGCTGCCGGTGATGAGCGGATTCTCGCCGAGCAGGTCAAGCGCGCCGTCGCCGTTGTCGAGAGTCACCGTGCCGCCGCCAAATTCCAGGCGCCCGAAGAACAGCGGATCGCGCCGGCGCGCGATGTTGGGCACGCTCAGTACCCGCGCCTCGTAGGTCTCGGGCGCGAAGTGCTTTCCGCGGTTGGCGAATGGCTCCACGGCGCCCACCACCACCGCATGCCCCGGCGGGCTGTTGCCGTCGATGCCATGCACGTATAGCTCGCGGTTGGTCACATCCCAGTAATAGGTCTCGGACGTTGCTTCTACCGCGGCAACGCTTGCGACCGACACCAGCGGCACATCGTCCCAGGTCACCGAGCCGATGGTGATAACCTCGGGCTGAGCGAGCACGGCGGTGATGAGGCTCGCGTCGATGTCGGGATAGAGCTTGTCAAAACTCACGTACCAGACAAAGGCGCTGTAGTTGGTGAAAAACTGGTCATCAATGGCGAGGTCGAGCTCGACCAGTACCACCTTTTCGCTGGCGGGCTTGTCCTTGAGGGTGGCGAACGTAGACACGCCCTCAGCCCCCCACAGATTGGCGAGGACCGAGGGCGCGGATTGCTAACGGGTGAGAGTAAGAGCGCCGATGGTCAGTTCGCGCGCTCCAACCACCGTGTAGTTGTAGAGCGTATTCCCGCCGGTAGGCTCCCAAAGCGCCACGCGCTTGCTGTCGAACCGATAGGGTAGCGTGGTCCCGCCATCCACCGAATACTCGCCCTCTTGATAGGCGGTCCCGTTGAAAGCGTACACGCTCCCATCTGATCCGTTCCACGTTCCTGCAAACGGATCGGCCAGCGGCGCGATCTGACTGCACCCCACCATGGCGATGACTGCAACCAGCGTTCCCAGTAGATACCTCATGTCGACCTCCACTCATAAGTATATAGTCAACGCCCGGCGTTGTCCATATATCTTTGCGGCTACGGTGTGGGGTTGGAGTCATAGACGAGTGTCACCCACCCGCGATTGTAGGCGGTAGAATCAAAGTTTGTGTTATCGAAGCCAAATCCCGCCATGACCTCCATCTGGATCTGTGTATCCGTCACCGATTGTAGGGCCGCCTTGTTCTCTCCGGTCGCGGCGATGCTGTTGACGTTGAAATACAGCGTGTCTGCGTCATTCCTGATCAGTGCGTCCCACTTGACGATACGCTCCGCTGTGCCAATATCGTGATTTACGTTGACCGTGATGCTACCCGCAGCCGTGCGGTTCATGTTCCAATCACCGATGTCGAGACGCTGCGTCTGGAATTCCCCGCTGCGTATCTTCCACTCATCGACGGCCCCGACGAGGATAATCGATGCACCAGCATGGTTGAGCTGCCGGGTGGCAATGCCGGCAATTGTCTCAATGCCCGCCCCGTCGACTATCACGCCACCGACGCCGGTGTCGTCCTTGATGACGAGTATCTCATTCCCGACGTGGTCGGCGACTGCATCAAGGGTGATAGTCCGATCGCTGGCACCAGTGGTGACGGCCACCGCTCGGTCAAAGGCCGTCATGGTGTGATTGGCACCGTTAATGTCGATAAGCGTTGCTACCTGGCGTAAGTCCTGACCGAATAGCAGGCGCTTATTCGTCTGGTTCCCGCTGCCGTCTTTCCACGCCGTGGCGACCACGCGCTTGGTGGTCGTGTACCATCCTTGCTTGTCGTCGTCCCAGGTCGGGACCGTAGCTGTCCATGCGCCAGTGATAGACGAGCCCGACACCGTAAGCTCCAGGAACGCGCGCGAGCGGTTGCCGAGGCCTGCGAAGCCGGTAAGCGTCTCGTCGGTGCTGAATTCAAACAGCGCGCCGCCGAGCTCCACCACCGAGCCCTGCGCGATCGCCGCATCGAGCGTCTGGCTGTTGTAGTTGGTTAGGCTGATGCCGTTGTAGCCCTTCCGCTGTTCCTCGAGCGCGGTTACTGCCACCGCTACTTGTGCACCGGCCATCAGGCCACCTCCCGCACGCTTAGGCTCACCGTCCACCGCCCAGAGCCGAGCCAGTCGGGTTGCTGGTCAGCATTCACGATGGCATAGATAGGCTCTATGTAGTCCCAATTGCTGCCGGTGTTGTCGTCAAAGTTGGTGAACAGCACCGGCGTATGGCGCCCCACCGCGGCGGTCATCGTGTCGAATGCCGTCTTGAGCGTGTCGCCGATATTCCGAAACTCGTAGCTATACTCGCGGTGTGCTGGCCCGATGTCAGCATACGGCTCGTTGGAAAGCGCGAAGCTCACCCGGTCGCCGCGCACCCGCGACTCGGGGAATTCCGCCACCGAGCTCTGGCCGTTCTCGGTGATGGAGAATCGCGGCCCGAGGATGATACGCCCCACCTGCAGATAGGTGTCGGGGTTGGTGGCGTCTTGGATGCGCACGCGCCAGTATCGGTACGAGCCCGAGGTGAACCAATGCAAAATGACGCCGCTACGGCTGGTCACCGTCTCATCAATGGACGGCGCACCCCATGAGTCGGTGGCGTTGCCCTGCAGGTTGATGGTGGCCGAGGCCGTGAGGTTGTGGCCGATGATCGCCACGCCGTCGGCGCTCACCGCCGATCCGTAGTCAAGCACGATGTTCTCGTCGGTGTCGGCCGTCGTGCGCCACGCCTTGATGGTAAATTGGTTCTGCGTGTTGGCGCCCGCATACCCGGGCTGCGCGCTCGAGGGCGTTACCGTGCCGTCATCCCATAGGTCGTTGTAGATCATCCGCATCAGTTCTGCCCTATCATCACGTATTCGCTGTCGAGCATCGTGCAGCCTGGCAAGTAGCAGCGCCATATCATGCTCAGCCACACCTCGCCCTCGGTGTACGTCCACCGGAACCGAATCAAGACACTCACCGCCGCCCGATCCCGCGTGGCGCCACGATGACCCTGCCGTCGCGTATGCCGCGCTCGACCATCTTGAAAAGCCGCTCATTGCCCATCTGCACGGTGAGGTCGAGGTTGGTGGGCTGCTGCCGGCTCATTGCGTCAACGATGCGATCGCCCAGAGCCGTGAGCGTTGTCTCGTTGAGCGGTATGACCGCCTCGGCGCTGCCCGCTTCGCCAATCAGGGCCGGCGTGCCACCGGGTGTCGGTAGCACCACGCCACCCTCGGCGAGTGCCGCTGGCTTGGGTGGCTGCTGCGAGAGAATCACCGCCGTCTGCGCGGCGCCCAGTGCGGCCAGCGCAGCCGCTGCCGGCGGGCCGAACGGCCCGAGCTTCGCGAGCGCCTCTGTCACGGCGATGGCCGTGTTGATGATCGTGGTCGTGACACCAAAGGCCTTGCGAATGAAAAACGCGGCTTCCTCGTTGTCGCCCACCAGATTGACGAGCGTCTCGCCCGCCGCGGTGATGATGCCGACGATGGACGACTGCAGGATCTGCTCAAACTGCAACCGCTGGTCGTTGTAGATCTTCTGGACGGCGAGCAGTTGGGCGTTTTTCGCCTTCTCGGCGTCCACCTGTTCCTGCAGCCACTGCGCGCGCGTGGCACGCTCGGCTGCTATCTCGTCTTTGATGGCTTGGTTGCGTGCGGCGGAACGCTCGCGGCGCTGGCGGTCAAGATCGCCCTCGGCGTCGTTGAGCATGCCGAGCATGTCAATGAGCGCCTGCACGTTGCGCGTTTCCGCGCTCCAGCCGTTCTCGATGAGAAACTCGATCGCGTCGGTGAGTGTCTTGGTTTTCTCGGCGTTGGCGTCGTAGGCGTCACCGAGTGCCTTTTGCTTCTCGTCGGCGGCATCCAGCGCATCGAGCACGCCTTGCCGCGTCTCGAGCCATAGCTCGTCTGCCGCTTTCTGCTCGTCGGTACGCTCCACCAGCTCGCCGGTGGCTTCGGCCGCATCCGCCGTTGAGTCGGCGTAATTGTCGGTGGCGCCCTGCATCTCGCTGAGAATGTCGCGCGTTTTCTTGGCGGCTTCCCGCTGCGCGTCCTCTGACTCGGCGGCGGCTTTGGTGGCGATCGCCAAGTCGTCCAGCGTCGCGATGTTCGACAAGCTGGCGCCCTCGTACTGGCTCAAGGCGATCCCGGCGGCGTCCTGCGCTGCGATCAGCTTGTCCACCTCGTCGGTATAGGTGCCGGTGTGGCCGGCCAGATCCTCGAGCTTGGGACCGAGAATGATGGCAGCAGCCGCCAGCGCGGCAAGCCCGCCCACCGCCAAGCCAATCGGCCCAAGCACCGCCGTGCCCGCCGCAGCCAGGAATGCCGTCAACGCCTGTATACCGGTGATGAGTGGCGGAAGCGCGCGCGCCACCAGCCCCACCACGATCAGCAGCGGCCCCATGGCTGCAGCGATCCCGCCGATGGCGAGGACCACCTTTTTTTGCTGGTCGGTGAGCTCGCTGAAACGCTCCACCCAGTCGCGCAGCGTCGACACGATGTCTTTTGCGATGGGCAGCAGTTCCTCGCCCAGCTCTATCGCCACCTCGCCGAGATCGGTTTGCAAGTTGCGAAAGCTGTTGGCCAGGTCGTCGCTGGTGTTTACGAAATCGCCTTGCACCTTCTCGGTCTGCTCATAGAGCAGTCGCAGCCGAGCAACCAGCTTGATCTGGTCGGTCATCTCCTGGCCGGCGCCGATCAGACCGTCCTCGACCGCGAACCGGGTTTCGACATGACGGCGCTGCTCGGCCTCCATCCCGCCGTGATAGGCGGCCGCGGCGTGCCCCTCGCGGCCCAGTGCGTCGGCCAGCCCTTCGGTCT